AACACTTGCTAACGCTAAATTGCTTATCTGTGACCGTGCGCATCTGGAAGGTATGCGCGGCACGTCAACTCAGGCTAGTTTATACTGTAAAAAAGATGGTGACTACGTCGAGTATGGAACTCTACCTACTGGCACTCGTCGCCGTGGCGACTGGGCCGCTCTCCTTGAACACGTCACTTCTTCAACCTCGCGCCCAACCGAGCGCGAATTGATGTTGGAATTTCCGTCTTTGGTCTGTCAGTATCCCGAAGGTGTTCGACGGATGCTTGAGACATTTCATCCTCCGACTCTTCTTGTTGAAGGAGATCTTCGAGAATGGCAGTTAGATCTTGAATCGCGCTTACAAGCTGACCCAGACGATAGGACAGTGACGTTTGTAGTGGACCCGATAGGAGGCGCTGGTAAGACTTGGTTCTTGAAGAGGTCTCTGACGACATTTGTTAATCGTATTCAAGTCTTGAAAGTTGGTAAACGTGATGATCTTGCTTATGCCCTTGATGAGACCAAAAGTATTTTTATGTTCGATGTCCCACGTACTTGCATGGAGTTTTTTCAATATTCGATCGTGGAAATGATAAAGGACCAAGTGGTTTTCTCTCCTAAGTATCAATCCAAGACCAAATTGTTTTGTCACAAGACACATGTGGTCGTATTTTGCAACGAATGTCCTGATATGACCAAATTGACTCACGATCGTTATGACATTATTTCACTATCACAGATAGAGCATAATATTTTAACTTAAATATATATTTAATTAGATAATAAGAAATGGGGCGGATACCCGTCCCAAGATGGTCCGGTGAGCCACGTAGTGGCCGGACCATCTCGTGTCGCGTACCCACTCTGCATTTCGGTTCGCACATAGACCGAAAGCGAATATCTTTCTAGGCCTGACGCCCCCGGCGTGCGGCCTTAGAGGTCCTTGAAGTACAGCGTGGCAGATGACCCGAGTACTTGCACGGCATTAAGCCCATCGGGCGCTGCAGAATTGTCCAAGTTAGTTTGATAAAAACGTACTTGCCATCTTTTGTTCAAAATGTCCGCTCCACTGTCTTCTCCCCTATCCAAATTCAACTGCTGGTTGATTGGTATCCATTTTTTGAAATGTTTGAAATGGTCTGTTCCATCTGTCAATGTGTTCGCCCCCAGTTTAAATGCCCGTCTGTATATGATTTTGTGGTCACTATGACTTGATATTCTTGCTCTTGATCGCATAGCGAATGGTAAGGAATGAAGGTTCTCATCGAGCTCTCCCGTTTGACCTCTCCATATCTCTGTGTCTGAGATGCTTTCGTTTGCCGGAAGTTCACAAACCACCATAATGACCATTTTATCTTTTACCGTGTTTGGGTTCACAAATGACATATACAATTTAATCCCGGTTACATAAAGTCTTCTTCCTTGAAAAGTATCTTTTGAATACGTGGCACTCACAAGTGGCATCACAATCGGAGTAATTGTTTCCACGTTATTTTGAATTACTCCGGCAGTACCCATGGCTGGCGTGAAGACATGCTTGCTTTCAGCCATGGACATTACCGTTGGTTTACGGACATAACGTTTATAAGTGCGCTTTCGCGCTCTTAACGGTCTTCTAACGAATCGTGGTGTACGTTTGCGTGACGCAGCCATTTTCCCCCATGGCATGCGCCCTACACGTGCATAAGCCGCACTCATTTTAGCGCGTTTGTATGTACCGCCTACTGGCTGGTACTGTCTACGTTTCATTGCCATCTTATAGTCAGGAGGTATCGTGTCTGTTATAAGGTTGAGATAAGCTTGTACTTCAGGGTCTTTATCGAAACCTGTTTTACTGGCTACTTCCGCTGCAATTTCTTTACCGGCGTGACCGTAATAAATGTGGCGCGGTAACCAGTCGCGCAGTGGCATTTTGTGACCTTGTTGCGTTGTGCGCTTGTTGCATTGCGCGCTTGTTGCATTGATGCATCCTGCGAAATATTCTACGTGTTGTATACGTATTTTCAATACCGTCCCTTTTGGGTGTGAGGGGTTAGTATTACCCCCTCACTCTTGGGGACGAGATGGCTCATAAAAAGCCATGACTCGTTCCCAGAAACACTGGTGTTTTACTGTCAACAACTATACCACTACCGAATATGACGTCTTGCTCATCCTCGGTGCCAGTGCCATGGTCGACTACTTTGTATGCGGAAAGGAGACTGGGACTACTGGTACACCGCATTTGCAAGGGTATGTTGCGTTCAGTAACCGTAAAACACTTGCTAACGCTAAATTGCTTATCTGTGACCGTGCGCATCTGGAAGGTATGCGCGGCACGTCAACTCAGGCTAGTTTATACTGTAAAAAAGATGG